CGCGCCGGTGATCGCGAGTTGAGCTGACGCGCTCGTCGCCACAAGCAAGAGGGCGCAAAGTGCGAGTTTAAAACTGCGCATATGCAATGCTCCCCGGCATACCAACGGCCTGCGTCGTGACCGCGCAAAGGCTCAGTCCCGGTGGCACCACCCACACAACTCCGTTACCGGTGCCCTTCGTAAAGCCGACTTGCGCCGCGAGAACATAACTGCCGGTTATGTTAACCGAAGATACAGCACAAGTTGCGCCGGTGCCCGCGATGAACTGGATCGCTCCAGCGCCACCGGCGATGATATCGACTGCGGTCACGTAGATACTTTGCGTACCGCGCGCCGCGATGAGGAGGGTCGTCGTCGCGGTTGAGATCGTAACCGCAATCGACGCTTGAGTGGCCGGAATGACCGGCGACGTGTTCTGAGCGCTCACACTCGCGCTAAGAGCAAGCCATGCAAGTAACGCGAGTGTAAGACGCTTCATGGTTTTACGCTTTCGGTGTCGGGGTGGAAGGGTGAGTTGGAGTCGGCTTCGGCTCTTCTTTCGGAGCGAGAATACCGGTCTTGGGCGGCTCCGCTGGCTTCGTATTCACAGGCTTCGGCGGTTCCGGCTGAGGCTTATTTGCCGGGCCGCGAACTATCGGAGCGTCAGGTGCGCCGGTCAGCGGCACCGACTTGAACGGATCGCCGCCAACATCCCGGTCGCCCCACTTCTTGTCCCAGGCCTCAGTCGCTTCTTGATCAAGCGGGATCATGTTGGTCGAGGGCGGCAGTGGGTCGCCCTTCTTTCGGTTGATCTTCGGATCGTCTTTCGTCGCCCGGTAGGGCCACTGAGTATCATCACCGATAATGGTGCCCGCGTCGAGCACCTGCTCGTCGATATGGTGTGGTTCAGAAAGTCGCCATCTCATGTTCGTCTCCTTAAAAGTGGGGCAGTTGCCCCGATTGAAGTAACTGCCCCAAAGTTTATTATTCCTCGGTCCAGACCAGCGTACCATTCAGCACGCCAGAAGAGATTGAGATCGTATTGAAGTTTAAACATACCTGCTGGGCCACGCCACGCAAGGTGACGGGCTGAAGCAAGTTTTGCACGTTGCTGTAGTCGAACAGCAGCGGGTTGGTGACGGTCGCCGCTGCCGTGGTGCCAAGGGTCAACGAAGCGGAATCCAAGTAGGTCGGAGCCGCGTCGGTGATAGTCGGGACTGCGGTGTAAGCAATCGGCACCGCAGTCGCCGTGGCGTTGTTCGTATCCAGCTTCGAGATGTTGTTGGCCGGATTCGCTGTGGTGGAAGCAGCGGTGCCGCCCGTCGCAACAGTGGCTCGACGAACCAAGGTGATTGGAACTGTCACCAAGGTGCCGGCGGTGCCACTCAACTTGACTTGCGTAAGCTTGATCGTCTTGGTCGCGGACCCCGCGAGGCAGATAGTGTCGGTGGCCGACGCTGGAGGAACGAGGCCGATAAATCCGGCCGCGTAAGTCGTCTTGGCGATATAACCCCAAGTGACGCCAGTCTGCGGAACGGGCTGAGCCGCCGCAGGGAGGGCTGCGATTAATGCAGCCCCCACCAAGAGTGAACGAAGATATTTCATGCTTGCATACCTCAGTTCGTGATGGTCAGGCCGGCGGGATAGATTGCCGAATCCTGACGATCAATGACGATACCTGCGACAATTGCGCCCGCAGTCATCGGCCCGGTCGCCACCGTGTAGTTCAGACGGTAGAAACGCGGGAAGGTGACGAGAAGCGAAGGATCGCGGTGCGGGACATCGATCGGAAGGAGCTTGGCTCCAACCACGAGGTCCGCGAGAGCGTAGGCACGCGAGATTGCGTAGTCTACGTAAGTACCCGGAGCGCCGGAGCCGTTGTCGGGCGCGCCCTGGAACGACACGGTAAGCGTGCCGGCACCGGCGGCCGTGAAGGCCGTAGTAACGATACACGCCACCTTGAGCGCCGGATTATCTCCGATGCCCATATCACGCGGGTTCAGTAAGTCGATGATGTTGGTCGACGCCGCTGTGGTCGTAATCGCCTGCGGAGATGCAGGAGTAGAGAACATCAATAGTGAGTCGAGAATCATTTCATTGCTCCTTAGACGACACGAGCTTCGTTGTTGAGGATCGCGTCCACAGTACGAATCGGGACGCCGCGGAAAGTCAGAACGACCTGGCCGTCGTACTCACGTAGCTGGAGCCAGATGTTCGTCTTGTTCTCGACCTGAAGTTCGAGGTAGGTGCGCACGGTGCGGTTGACGTAGATCACCGTCTTGCCCATCGAGCCTTGCACGTTCGGCGAGTCCGAGGTCTGCACAGCGGTCGTACCAACAGCGGTGGTCGGCAGACGATTCAGTCCGCGGATCAAGCCGTTGATAATATTCGCTGCGTTAACCGTTGACAGGTCCGACACGTCGATGTTGCACAGGCGCACGTTGTAACGCCAGTCACGAACCTGAAGGCCGAGTTCCCACTTGAAGTGGTCAACCCAACCCCAGAAATACGCGCCGGTTGCGAACGTCTGGTTCACGTCCTGAATGCGCTGAAGGCCCATGTCAGTATGCTGGAGGCCGGTGATCTTGCCCTTCGGGAAGATACCGCAGGTGGTCCGCTCGCCCCACGTCACGATCCAGATGGACGTGTTGTCGGTGCCGACACCCTGCATGTCGATCACGTTTGCGGCCGAGAGGGCCGTAGTCGTGAGGACGCTGTTGTAACGCGGCGCCAGTCCAGTGAAGCGATCCGGGTTAACTCCGGTCGAACCGTAGATCACGGTTGCGGCCATCTGCTGCGTCATGCCTTCGAGGAAGGCCATCGATTCCGAAAGCCGGAACCGGGCCTGGTCGTCGGCCAGCGCCGCCACGTCCTTGTCGATCTGGCTTTCAGCTTCCAGGTTGCCACACGTATCGACGATTGGAGCGGTCGTGGACTTCGTAGGCTGAATACCAGCATTCAGAAGTCGCCAGGTGCCGGACGGCAGTCCAGTTCGCACGATGGTCTTATTACCCGTCGGGAGATTGCCCTCCATGACGAGCATGTCCGTCATGATCTCGTTTGTCTGCGAGAGCATTTCGATAATCATCGCAATCTTGTAGTCGTCGCCGACTCGTTTTGCCCAGTCGGCGTAAGTTAGGGCGTTTGAGGCAAGCGTTGCCATTTATCTGTGTCCTATTTCATTTTGGAGTTGGGGAAGAAGGTCGTCCCAATATCGGGGCTGCCCTTCGGTGGTGCGCCAGAGACGTGCCCGCCTTCGGTCAGGAGTGCGGCCATTTTGGCCAGTCCTTTCCAAATCGCGGGGTGGTTCCCAGCTCCAGTGGCATCGAGGCCCTGTCGGAATGCTACGGATAAATCCGGCCCGAGAGAATCGATAGCCTTGGCAATTGACGTTTTGGTCGGCTCGAACTTTGCCCCGCCGATCTCGGGGTCCGCTTTGACTTCGTTAACCCACTTTTCATTCGTGGTCTTCCAGGCATTGACCTGTGCTTCCTGCACAGACTTGATGCCGTCTTTATAAAGGTCGAGAAGCTTCTGCCCGCGCGCCTGTGGATCGAGCTTGGCGTCGGCCATCGTCTCACCGAAAGACTTGAAGAGCGGGTCGTCCGCCTTCATGCCCTCCGGCACAGTCAGCTTGGCCGCGTCGAAGGCGACGGCCTCAGCAGGTTTCGGGGCCTCGGCTTTACCAAGTTCCGTTTTCGGGGCTTCAGCCGGTGGCGTGGCTGGGTCTCCCGCAGCTGGTTCACCTGCGGTAGAAGGCGTGACCGGAGGTGTAGCCGCTGCGGGAGGTGTGGCAGCAGGCGAGTGTTCGGCAGGCGCTGCTGCAACGACGGGATCAGCCATGTTTCGTTCCTTCTTAACGGACCCAGAAACCGATTTCTGGAGCGTAGGTTGCGGCCGAAGGGGCGCTCACCCCTTGGTACCAAAGATAGAAAAGGATGCAGTGGCCAGGACCGGCGACGATCGGCGGCATTGGCTGCGGCATGATGTTCGGGTTAGCTATCACGATCGAGCCGACGGCTCCGTCATTC